CCGGTTTTAGAATTTGCTAGATATTCTTTTGATAACACTAGGCCACCGCATTGGGCCCACAGCGACAGAGAAATAGCGGGGTATCTGGCTTTGATATATTTGACGCCAGATAAAGAGGCCGAGAAGTTTGGCACTTGCACGCTTAAACATAGGGCGCTAGGTTTTGAAATACATCCAGAAACCGAAACACAAAAAGATATTTTACTGAGTCACGCAAATTCAAGAAATGATTGGGACGTTATGTTCTCGTGTCCTGCGAAGTTTAATAGACTTCTAATTTTAAACGCGGAGCTCATACACGCAAGCCTCGGAGAGTTCGGAAAAGACAAGACGGACGGCAGATTAGTTATCAGTTCATTTTTTAATTTGAGGGGGTCCTGAATGAAACAAGGTGACGAGGTAGTGGTAGTTTACGCCACAGTTCCTAAAAAAGATTTTGGTGACGTTAAGTTCCCGCCAGGAAGTTTTGTAAAGTGTTATGACGCTGGGTTGATCGATGACTTCATTCACCCAAAGAAGTGTGCGTATATCGGACAGATAGTATCTTTGGCGATGAATGCTCTGGCTAAAAAAGCTTGTCCGAATTTAGATGCTAAAGTAATTGGAAGGTTCAGCCCTTGATTAAGTCCCCATACTCCCCAGCCGACGAACAGAAGTTAATGACAGAAATGTGGGCTCCGGATATTGCGGACGATCCACATGCGTTTGTTATGTTCGCGTTCCCGTGGGGGCAAGAAGGTACGCCACTTCAAAATTTTAAAGGACCTCGCAAGTGGCAGATAGAAGAACTTCTAAGAATTAAACAACATATAAAAGAAAATAAAGCGCGAATGGCTAAAGGCGACAACCCCGTGATATATCAAAGTGCTACGGCTTCAGGCCGTGGAGTTGGTAAGTCAGCGCTTACCGCGTGGCTAAATTTGTGGATGTTAAGTTGTATTCTTGGAAGTACGGCCATCACGACCGCGAACACAGGGCCCCAGCTTCAAAGTAGAACTTGGGCGGAGCTTGGCAAGTGGCACACGCTTTCCATAAATTCACATTGGTTTGAAAGAACGGCTTTAAGTTTGAGACCGTATGCTTGGTTCGAGCAAGCTTTGAAGACACAACTTAAAATAGATACTGGGTATTATTACGCGCAAGCGCAGCTTTGGTCTGAAGAAAATCCAGACGCATTTGCGGGGGTTCACAATCACAACGGAGTTTTACTTTTATTCGATGAGGCATCGGGTATCCCAAAACAGATCTGGACGGTATCAGAAGGATTTTTTACAGAGCCCGTCCTACATAGGTATTGGTTTTGTTTTTCAAACCCGCGCCGTAACACTGGCGAGTTCTACGAATGCTTTCATAAGTCGCGAGATTATTGGCAGCGAAGGAATTTAGATTCAAGGGACGTCGAAGGTACGGATCATAAATTTTTAAATCAGATTATAGAAAAGCACGGCAATGATTCGGACGAAGCAAGAATTGAAGTCAAAGGGCAGTTCCCGAAGCAAGGGGATAAGCAGTTTATATCTAGAGAAGTTGTCGAGGGTAGCGTAGAACGTGAAGTTGTTAAAGATGATTACGCGGGCCTTATTCTGGGCGTAGACATTGCCCGCTTTGGGGACGACACTACTGTTTTGTATTTTAGACGCGGACGGGATGCGCGGTCCATTCTACCGATAAAGCTTAAGGGTAAAGACAACATGGCCGTGGCCAATGAATGCGCGTACTGGATTGATGAGCACAACCCGGACGCAGTTTGTATTGATGCGGGTAACGGAACTGGGGTTATAGATAGGCTCCGAGAAATGGGATACAAAGTTAACGAAGTTTGGTTTGGGTCTAAAGCCGAAGGTGAAGAGTGGGCGGATTTAAGAACTGAAATGTGGGCCCGAGTTAGAGACTGGCTACCCGGCGGATGCTTGCCGAATGATACGGACTTAAAGGATGACTTACTCGGGCCAGAATATGGTTTTGATAAGTATGAAAGAATTAAACTCGAATCTAAAGAGAAGATGAAAAAGCGCGGCATAGCGAGCCCCGACGTAGCTGACGCTCTGGCCATAACATTTTCGGTTAAGGTCGCTAGGACTGACATTCGGTCCTCGAAGAAAAACAGAGGACGCGGGACTTCAGTGGCGGGAACTGATTATGATATATTCGGTCGATAACAAAAGTTATGTGTTCGCGGTAGAAAAGGTCACGGATATTTTAGATGAGTTGAAGCCAATGCTGGCGGAGCACCATGACGAAATCCAGATTTTCAAGCTGCCCTTTAATCCAGATTATGAAAGGTACCTATACCTAGATAGCGTTGAGAGTTTGATAACTATGTCGATAAGGCTAGAGAATAGACTTGTGGGCTACGCGGTATTCTTTTTGAATAGTCAGATCTACCAAAAAGATGTTATATCGGCCACGCAGTCGCTTAACTTTGTAGACAAGGGGCATCGCGGCATAGGCTATCAATTTATGAAATTCTGTGATGACATATTAGAAAAGCGAGGCGTTAATAGCATTTGGCGACACACACCTATTTGTTTTGATGCCGGAAAGGTTTTTAATCGTATGGGGTACACCTTAATGGAAAAGACATATCTAAAGGAATTTTTATGAGTGCAGGCGGCGGCGGCGGAATACTTTCAGGCGGAGCGCGACAGCTACTTAAAGACAACGCGCAGAAGCGAGCCGAAGCGTTAGCCGAAGCGTTAGCCAATAAGCGAGAAGCTACAGCCGAAACCGCCCGCGTAGCAAAAGACGCCGAGACTGCTAAGATCGAGGGCGAGCGTATGTCAGTAGGAAGTAAATCGAGAACACTTCTGACTTCACCTTCAGGTTTGAGCGAGGACGATTCAATATCTAAGCGCTCTTTGTCTGGATTTTAATACATGATAGGCAAGCCGGAAGATATTGCATTTGAAATTTGCAGGCTCTACGAACAAGAATCCGGGCGCCGTGGGACATGGGAAACACACTGGCAAGAAATTAAAGATCGCATATACCCGTCCACACAAGATTTTACAAATAGATTTACAACCCAAGGCGCTAAAAGAAATCAAGAAGTCTATGATTCAACAGCGGCGATGGCTCTTAATAGATTCGCGGCTATCTTAGATTCTTTTTTAACTCCACGAAATCAAACCTGGCATAGAGTTTTATCAAGTATTGATGAGCTAAATAAAGACCGCGCAGTTAGGCTTTACTATGAAGATGTGACACGCATTTTATTTAAGCACAGATATGCAACGGTCGCGAATTTCGCTTCACAAAACATGATGTTCAATAAGTCTCTAGGGGCTTTTGGCTCGGCGACATTGTACATAGATCAAGCGGCTACTGAGCCGGGGATTCGCTACAAGACTTGCCACTTAGGCGAGACATATTTTATTGAGAATCATCAAGGTATGATCGACCAATTGCTTAGATATTTTCCGATGACTGCACGACAAGTTGTGCAGAAGTGGAAAGACAAGGCCCCTGAAAATGCAAGAAAAGCACTAGAAACAAACCCGGGCCGAGAATTTAATTTTATACATTACGTGGGCCCAAGAGAAGATGTAAACCCGGCTATGGCGGACTTTAAGGGGATGCCTTGGGTATCTCACTATGTCGCTGTCGAGGGTAAACAACACATTGAAGAGGGCGGGTACAATACTTTTCCGTACACACCTTCAAGATACGAACAGGCGCCAAATGAAGTTTACGGTAGAAGCCCGGCAATGGACGTCTTGCCCGCTATTAAAACTTTGAATGAGCAAAAGAAAACTTATCTTAAACAAGGGCACCGGGCGGTAGATCCGGTTCTTTTGGTTCATGACGATGGCATACTTGACACCTTTTCATTAAGACCGGGGCACGCCAACGCTGGCGGAGTTAACAAAGATGGCCGCCCGTTAGTTCACACTTTACCTATGGGCAACATTGCCGCAGGAAAAGAAATGATGGACGAAGAGCGTGACATAATAAAAGATAACTTCTTAATTACATTATTTCAGATCCTACTTGATACGCCCCAGATGACCGCCACAGAGGTTATGGAGCGCACAAGAGAAAAAGGCATATTACTTGCGCCTACGTTCGGCAGACAGCAATCTGAGAGACTTGGGCCGCAGATAGAACGCGAGCTTGACGTCTTAGCTCAACAGAATTTACTTCCGCCCGTTCCTGAAATTCTAAAAGAATCTGGCGCACAATTTAAAGTAGAATATGACTCCCCGCTATCAAGAGCACAAAGAGCCGAAGAGGCTGCGGGACTTATGAGAACATTAGAGTCCGCACTCGGAGTGGCTAACGCTACTGGCGATCTGTCGCCACTCGACCATTTTGACTGGGACACAATTGTTCCAGACCTTTCAGATATAAACGCGGTGCCTGTCCGTTGGCGTCGCGACATTCAAAAAATACAAGAGATCCGCCAAGGGCGTGCTGACCAACAACAACAGCAACAGTTAATACAAGCCGCGCCTAGTGTAGCCGCACTACAGAAGGCGCAGAAATAAAAGGCGGTTTTAAAATTGGAAATATTAGATAAGGTGAAAGCTATTCTTTCGTCTAAAACTGTAGCGTATTCGCGAACCTTCAATGAAGAAAGCATAGACGCTAGAATTGTTTTAGAAGATCTAGCAGAATTTTGTAGAGCGCATGATTCAACATATCATGCGGATGCACGGATACACGCAGTCCTAGAAGGACGCCGAGAAGTTTGGCTAAGAATCCAAAAGTATTTAAAACTAACTCCAGACGAACTCTGGGAACTTAAACGAAAGGAATAATATATGGAAGCAGCACCCGCACCCGCGCCAAGTGCAGCACCCGCACCTGCGGCGATGGCATCGGTAGGAAACGAAGTAATAGAAACACAAGGCCAGGCCCCTGCACAAATAGCAGTTACGCCAGCTAAAAGTGTCGAGTCCTCTAGTAAATGGACTGAGACTTTTGATTCTGACATGAAAGATTATGTTACGAACAAAGGTTTCACAGATCCAAAAGCCGTACTCGAAAGCTATAGAAATTTAGAGAAGTTGAGGGGCGTACCTCAAGAAAGACTTTTAAAAATACCGGAAGCCGCTGACGCGCCCGAATGGAATGAGGTTTATTCTAAGTTAGGAAAACCCGCGACACCCGAAGGCTACGGACTTATGTCAAAAGGTGAAGAGGACGGGGGCTTTACAGATTGGGCGAAAGACACTTTCCACAAGCTGAATCTAACGACTTCACAAGGGCAAAGCATAGTCGAGCAATTCAATGAATTTAAAAACAGCCAAGAGGTACACGAGCAAGAGCGATACACAATGGACGTTCAAGACCAAACCAAAGCCTTACAAAAAGAGTGGGGTAACGCGTATCAGCAAAATATTGCAAGAGCACAACACGCGTACAGAACTTTCGGATTATCAGATAAGGCGGTAAGCGCTTTAGAAAAATCCATAGGCTTTGATGGGACTATGAAATTCATGCACGACTTAGGTTCAAGAATTAGTGAGCATGGCTATGTAAGTGGAGAGACGCCAAGAGGCTTCGGGGACAGTGTTATTCTGACGCCGGATCAAGCTCGGGCTAGAATCTCGGCTTTGAAAAATGATCCAGATTTTACGAACAAGTATATAAAGGGTGACGTAAAGGCTAGGTCTGAAATGTCTAGACTTCATGAAATGGCTTCAGCTTCCGATTGACACTGAGAAGGTTAAGATTAGACTTTAACCATACTCTGTTGATAACCCGTTTTAATTAATGGGCCAAATTGACAGCCGGACAAAGACGGCGGCGTGACTCGGAAGCCAATTTCCGAGCATGAAGCTGGCCCTGTGAAAGCAGATAAGCCCTTCGAAAAAATATTAACAATTTTTTAAGGGGGGGCATTAGTAATGTCTGCAAATATTCCAAATCATTATGCACAACAGTTCGCTACAAATATCGAATTGTTGCTGCAACAAAAAGGTTCACGTCTACGAGGCATGGTGACTTCAGGTTCATACATAGGTGAGCAAGCATCGCCAGTAGATCAAATTGACGCAGTTGAAATGCAAGAAGTAACAGGTCGTTTTGAAGCGATGGGTCGAGTAGACGCTGACACTGATAGACGCTGGGTTTTACCTCTAGATTTCGACTTACCACAATTGATAGATAGTTTTGATAAACTACGTCTTTTGACGGATCCAAGTTCAATCTATGTTATGAACGCGGTAAACGCTGCGGGTCGTAAAATGGATGACGTCATTATTGACGCGTTCTTCGGAACTTCTAAGACTGGCAAGTCGGGTTCCACAAGCACAACATTCCCGAGCGGGCAACAGGTCGCAGTGAATCAAGGCGCAAGTGGAAACACCGGGTTAACTGTTGCGAAACTTCGCGCAGCTAGAAAATTACTTCGCGCAGCGGAAGTTGATCTAGACATGGACCCAATCACTGCGGTTATTACTGCAACACAAGAAGACAACCTTCTTGCAGAAGCACAAGTAATCAGCCTTGATTTCAATGACAAGCCCGTTCTAGTTGACGGTAAACTTAAGTCTTTCCTTGGCATTAACTTTGTCCACTCTGAGCGCGTAGATGTAGACGCAAATAGCTATCGCCGGGTTCCGGTGTTCGCTAAGTCTGGTATGCATTTAGGTATTTGGAACGACATCACAACTGACATTTCACAACGAAAAGATCTTAAAGGATTGCCGTTTCAGTCGTATGTATATATGACTGTTGGTGCGACACGCCTTGAAGAAAAAACAATTGTTGAAATTAAGTGTGCAGAATAATAAGGGGGAATAAACAATGGGTGTAGTATCTACAAAAGCGACTGCGATCTCTAACCGAGACAGTTCGCCAAAAGTGTTAAATAACTCGCGCATTTCAAAAGGTGCATTACAATCTTTTGTTGGCGTAGTTGAAGCGGCGAGCGACGATTCTGCGGGATCGAAATATTTTTTCGGTTCAATCCCATCTAACGCGAGAGTATCAAACATACTTTTGAGTTGTGACGGCGCGGGAACAAACACAGCAATGGATATAGGTCTTTACAAATCTACGCTTAACGGCGGGGCGGTAGTAGACGCGGATCTATTTGCGAGTGCTCAAGCTCTAGGGACGGCTTTAGTTAAGTCAAGCGTACTCCATGAGTCGACAGTTTTCGGAATTGAAGATTCTGAGAAGCCACTTTGGGAAGCGTTAGGTTTAACGGCGGACCCTCTGATTGACTATGACGTAGTTGGTACGATAACGACCGCTGCGGATTCGGCGGATACAATTGTCATCGAAGGCATTTACGTTATTTAATTAAATTTAAGGGCGGGATAAAACCCGCTCTTAAAATTTTATGGGGGATTGAATGGCAACAAGATTATACGGGGTTTCCGTAGGTGAAGGTGAGTTTTCTGTAGCTGAAGGCGTAGGCTCGGCGGTATCTGCGGACAAGGTTGAAGTGACAGTTGAGCTCGCGACATCTGCGGTTAACGTGGGTGCGTCTACTCGGGGGATTCTAAAGCAAGAAGTTCTAGACGCTTTAGACAAAATTAAAAATCATATTTTAAAAGGCAACTGGCCGCCAGCATAAGGGGTTCATATGGCATCGAGCGAAGCGATCATATTACTCGATAACGCGGGGACCGGAAACGGATCGGACAAGGCTATATCTGGCGGACACTATTCGTTTGCCGGGGAGTCTACATTCTCAGGCGGAAGCGTTAAGCTTCAAATAAAATTGCCGCAAGGCACCTACGCGGATGTAGCTTCAGTCACGTTATCGGCAGCGGGGATTGTTAACGCATTCTTACCGCCAGGCACTTATCGTGCAGTGGCTGCGACTGCGACAGCAAATTATTACAGACTTGTTAGAATACCTTATTAGGGGTGTAGATGGCATCTAAAGTTGAAATCGCAAACAGAGCCTTACAACTTTTAGGGGCCAAAAGTATCGTGTCCCTACTCGAAGATTCTAGGAATGCCAGGTCTATAAACTTGGCATTTGAGCCTGTGAAACTAGCGGAGCTACGGAAGCACCCGTGGAGTTTTGCTATTAAAAGGGCTCAGTTAGCTGCGGATGCAGTAGCGCCACTATTTACAAAAACCAGTAGTTTCACTTTACCTTCGGATTGCATCCGGGTTTTATCGCCGGATCCAGAGGTCAATTTCAATGATCTAGATTGGCAAATAGAGGGGCGAAAGATAATCACTAATGACACTGCCCCGCTAGACGTCCGGTATATCTACAATGTAACAGACTCAAATGAAATGGACG